GCCTGAGCTCCTCGACCAGGTAATTGTCCTTGATGACCGAGTCTAGCAGCAGAGTGTCGTCCCAAGAACGTGCTAGCAGCTGCAGGCGGTCGTACTCAGAACCTTCGGGCATCTCCATAGACGTACTCGGAGGGATCACCACTCTGGGGTCCTGTACCACGTCCCCTCGTATCTGTGTGCGCGGCGTGTCCTTGATCATCCACGCGTTAGGGTCAGACATGGGTACCGGTCTCAGCTCCTTAGCAACCAAGAAGTCCTGGTTGTGCTCCTGAACAGTCATGCCATCGATGACTCCCTCGTCAACTAGCGTGCTGAACGCCCGCCGTGCAGCAGCCTCCGAAACAGACAGGTACACGTTAAAGACCTCTGCCATGCCATCATAGCTGCACACTGCACGGGCAGTAGCCTGCATTGGGCTCTGGATGTCGGTGAAGGGCTTGCACGCTTTGATCACTGATCGGTCAAAGTTAGCTTCTGCAGATGACGGCAGGATCGTCTGGGCAGCGGCATTGTCCAAGTACCCAAAGCCGTATGCAAACCTTCCGCCACCTGTTCTTGTGTAGAGTGCCGCCTCCAGAAGGCCAGACGCCCGTAGCATCGTTATGCAGGTCATCATGTCATACATAGTCGACCTGTTGGCTTGGATGGTAGTTATTGCCCTGGCGTCCACTTTGACTGCTGCTTGAGTGTTGTTGAACATCATGACAGTGTGACTAGCCTTCGAATGCCTCAGAGACAGACGCTTTGCGGAACCGATTGGTGTGCGCCCCTGCAGCAAGGTCAGCCTCTCATCGATCTTCCCACCCCACGTCCACAAGAACATGTTGTAGAGCGCCATATGATGAGCGCCGGCAGCTTCTGCCCACCGGAACGCAGCAAGCCCTGAGGCTACCATCCGTCGGACAGGGTCATACAAAGAAACACGTATCTCATTGCCGACGTCTGACTTAGCGCTGACATAGCCCCTGTAGCCGATGCCATCAGTCCTCGAGTCGTACAAGTTCTTGGTCCGGGAGCCAATGGTGTCTGTGAGCCGCTTGGGGTCGTACGTGAGGGTGGTCAGCCTTCTAGAAGACTCTGTGTCTGTGTCAACCGGTCCGTGGAACACCCAGAGGGCATAAGGGCACGGGTAGGTGTGGTTGAGGATGTGCCATCCTGCAGAAGTGAACACTCTGTCCCTCATCCTGTAGACGTACTGCTGCGACCCAATGCCTGCACTAGCCTCGGAAGTGTTGGTGCCCCCGTATCTGACATTGTCGGGCGTGCCGAAGATCTTAGTTACAGCGCATGGGTGGGTGTGCTTGGTCTGGTAGCGCGCATCTATGATGACCCCCATCAGGTTCGCCAGGTTGGATTGGTCGGCACGTGTCACCATGCGTCTGAGCTTACCGATGCCTTTGCTGCCCAGCATGTAGGCCACGATCTCAGTCTTCTCCACTCTGGCAAGGATCTGATCGATGAACGCAGTTGGCATGTTCGAGGAGACCTCTTCCAGCAGAGACGCTTCATAAGAGCCGCTATTCAGAACCTCAGTGCACGCCGCTTCGTAGGTTTCATCTGACTCCACTTTCTCAAGGCTCAAGTACGGCTCGGCCAACCCTTTTCTCTTGGCTGCGTCACGGAAGGTGTGTGCAACTGCACCAGACGCAGAGTGATGGGTAGCGGCAGTGTAGCCAAATGGGTTCTTGATGGCCGATGCAGCAGTGGGCAAAGCCGCTTCCTGTTCAAGTATCTCTGTGAAGATCCTCTTGTCAGATGCAGAGCCCACAGTGTTCAGGAGCCCACCAACAACTTCGCAGTACCAAGTCAACTGGTCGTTCGCACCGGTGGCCATGACAGAGCATATTGGCCGCACACCTAGGCCGTTGAGACTGACTGGGCACATGGCTGCAATCAGCATCTCAAGTGGGGACAGCTTCATCAGCCTGTGGTCAGCCTTGTACGCCCAACGGAGGGACATAGTGCAAGCCATCCAGTAGGCTACGAATGGGTCAGCCCCAGCAGTTGCCGCAGCAGCTGCGGTTCCAAATGCTGTCGCAATGTTGTCAGTGAGAGTGCTGAACCTGCGCGTGTGGTCCCTGTCTATGCGCATGAGGGTCTTTGTGCCGTGACCCACTTGTGTCCCGTCCACATAGAGCTCATTGAGGTACACGAACTTGACAGATGAGAAAAAGCTCTTTACCTCATCCATCTCGAACCCGAGCAGAGCGTACGTCTCCTTGAGCAGCTCCCGTGCTGCTCTGGCCTTCTTGACACACTCGTCGATGCTACCCTGTAGGGCAACCGCTGTGGCCGCATCATCAATGAATGCCAATGTGTAGGCAGCTTCGCCCTTGCCAATGATCCCTCGTTCACGCAACTTGTAGACCCAGAATATCAAGAGGTGCGCATGCATCACTGTGTCAGAGGTAGCCGGCCATCCCTGGATGCTGCCT